TAGTACCATCGTGTGTGTGGCCTGTGCTAGCGTTAAAGGCTGCTTCTACAGCGTTAAACTCGTTGTCTAGATCATCAGCATCAATAACATTACCGTTAGCAATGTTGTTAGCTGTATCTGCTCTTACGTAACCTGTACCCATAAGATTTCCTTACTGTCTGTCATCTGTAGCAAACTCGAAGATTGCTGTGTCTAATAAAAATGAAGCATCAGAGCTTTTATCTTCGATGCGGATTGCTACAGTCTCACCTGATCCTACTACTTGATTGATGTAGCTTTGTGTGCGTGGCGCACTAAATACAGCACTACCATATTTTGCTGTGTTATCACTAAAGATACCTGCAACTCCTCCTGCTTGGGTTATGTTAAAAGTAGGAGGTTGTATATATCCTGTTTTATTTTGAAGTCTAACTTGTAGAATGTCTTACGTACTTGTGGATCATTGATAGGCATAAAAGGTGATTCATAGATAGCATCAATGTTCTCACCGTCTAAGCTAGTACCTGTATCCATGTTATACACATAGCCATCATTGTTAGCAAATACACGATACTCATCTTCACCAATAAACTGAGAGTCAGCTATGTATACCTTAAACCCTTTTAGTTCTGCCCACTGAAAACCTTGCCCACCCTGGTCAACAAACTTAGTACCTAACACACCCTTAGCGATCTTAGACTGTTCACCTGCTACGTAAGCGAATAAGCGATACTGGGCTTTACCACGAATAACTGTGCTAGCAAAACTTGCTGCGTAGTCCTGTAGTTTAGTTACAGTAGGTCTAATGTTCTTAGATGCAACATCAATACCGAAGTCACCAATACGATCTGTTGAGCTTAGTGTGCGTAACCCATCAGGGCCAAGGAACATAACATCAGCGCCAACCTCTTGTATCGTATCAGCACTTAAGCATCCTAAGTCTTCAGTTACAGCGTTCATTGTAAAGTCTGCTGCACTAGAGCCTGTGATACGCATGATCTTATCAAGAGCAAACACGATAAGCTGATCACGAAAGACAATCAAACCTGTTATCTCTGATCCGATGCTAATACTTCCTGCACCGTTAGCTGGGTCTAGATCGTCTGCACTATATGGTGCTGTAAAGACTAGCTCTGTACCTACACCAAAGAAGAGAGTACTCTTAAACAAACATACATGGCTAGCACCTTCTACAGCATCATTAGTTGCTGAAGTTGTCATGTAAGTTAGTGTGTTTGCTGTACGATCATAGTAAGCAGGAAAGTTAACACCATCAACAAAACAAATCTGATAGGTATTATTAAAGTTATAACGAGCCTGTCTAGCTTTAGTAAAACTTGTATCAGGTGCTGTAGCTAGTGAAGACCAAGCAGGTGTAGCATCTGTAGCATTAGCTATATAATAAACACCACTACGTGCAGCTATTACTTTTTCGTTAGTGTCTTCTTGTACAATAGCTAGAGCTTGTACTGGACCGCTACCCGTTAATGCAGAATCAATAAACTTATTATACCCTGCTACCTTACGATAACCACCGTCTAGTGATGGCTCAAAGTTCTGCAGTTGGAATGCTGAACCTACATTGTTAATACCTTGTTGTAGAGGACTGATATTAGTAATCAACCCTCCAGTAAAAGGTACAGGGAATGTTTGCCACTGTGTAGCCATTATTATGATACTCTTAGGCTAGGTGTGTTACGTGAAATAACTGTGGAACGTACATAGTCATAACGGTTAATGTATAGACTACGCATGTACTTAATACCTGTCTCAAACTTACCTTGTGCAATCTGTGATGCTTGTGTATCAGCACGGAACTGATAAGCGTAGAACATTGCACCGTCTACAATAATATGCTTAAACTCCAAAGGAACATTAGGAACATCATCGTATAGCTCAAGCGATACTGGATTGCGGTAGTATTCATATACTAACTCATATGCTTTGTCTGGGGTAGGAAGTATAATAAACTCTTGACTTGGTGCACGTACAATGTGGCGTGGTAGAGTTTGCATATCACTACCAGAGTTATACTCATAATCAACGTAATTGTCAAGGTATTCTTGATAGTCCATCAGCTTTAATTTAGTTGTACTGACGTTTAATGCTGTGTCTTTCTTGATGCGGAAGCTATTCATGTCAATAACTTTAGCATCTGTAGGGTAGTCATAACGTGTGACACCTGCAGTAAGTGTCTCTTCCTCTAGTACGTGATTCCAAGGCCAGTTATGTTCTTCGTGATTAATGTGTCGCAGAGAAGCGTTTACAGCATCCTTAGCTGTATTGTAGAACCCTGAAGCTGTAGCAAAGTTAGAACTTGTTAGCTCTACTTCGTTCAGCCTACGGTTAACCTCGTTTACTAGTCCTAGATAGTTATAAGCCATTATTTATTCCTTACACGTAAACGAACCTTACGCTCTACTACCAAGCCATCTGAGCTAGTTATCTGACAGTAGAACGGATACAGTATATTATTAGTGCCTGACCCTAGACGTGCTGTAGTAACAGTGTTTGTGTTAGTAGCAGATATTAGCTGGATACCATTAACAAGCTGACCACTAGGAATAAGCTCTGTCTTTACACCATCAGCGTCATCAACATACCAAGTAACACCACTGATAGTTGCACTACCAAGAAAGCGTGACCAATCAATGCTATAGTCTAGTATTTCGTCAGGGTCTTTGTTAGGCCATTTAAGAGACATTATTGTTATTCCTATTAACTGTACTGTATTGATTGTTTCATCACCTACAGTAAATGTACCTTGTACGCCTACTGGTAATACTACAGCTTTACAGTCTAGTGTGACAGTGTTGCCTAATACTGTACCTGCTACACCTTTACCTGCTAGGCTAATGTTAGCATCTGACTCAACTACAACTTCGTCACCATCTACTAGAAGTGAGTCGGTAATAATCTCTAAGCCAAACCCTACAGGTTGGATAGTAGGACCAAACCCAGCGCTTACAGTAATACTACCAAGACTTGCAGTAAATGCTGTAGTCATGGTAATGGTTGGTGTAGTACCTACGCCTAAGATAAATGTTAGGCCATCATCTGCTGCGCCTGTACCTGCTACACCTGTTGGTACTACATCTGCAGCAGCAGATACTGTAATACTTCCTGCTGCACCATTAGCTTGTACACCTGTAAGGTCAATATTAGTACGAGAGCTAATGTCTGGTGTGAGCTACGGAGAAAGGATTAGTAGAGTAGGCCATAAGTTACTCCTTATGCTGCTGCGTCACTTGCGAGTACACCGTACCAGTTAGAACCACCATCACGTGTATGGAAGACTAGAATATCTGTTTCACCTGAAGCAGGGGCATCTGGGGCTGTACCACCTGCCCACTTTACTGAGCTAGGCCATGTGACTGTTGAGCCGTTGCCTGTTAGCTGAAGGACAAAGCCTGTAGAATATCCTGATGTCGGGCTTGTAAATGTGAACGTAGTGTTGCCTGACATTGATAGACTAAAAGCACCGCCATTGTTTACATTACATGTTGGGCTTGTTCCAGATAAAGCATCATAATCTTCACGCAGGGAGCCATCATGCAGAAACAGACCGCTGCCATCAAGCTGCATCTTTTCGCTGTTATTAATGTAAAACTCTGTACGGCTATCACGGACGTGCTTGATTGCCCATTGGCTGTCACTGTCTAAGAAGCCTATCTCATTGGAGTTAGTGGCATAAACTGAACCACGAACAGTGCCGTTATGTTCATCTCTAAAACGAATGCCGTTTGCAGAAGTACCACCTGCTACGTTCCACCAGTCATCACTGTCACTATACCAGTGTTGCGTTGTGGCTGTGTTATATAAACCCTCACCAGAGTCATTATTGCGGAACCAACCACTGTTATACACTTCATGAAATGTAGGCCCAGAGTTTGTATTTACAGATTGGTTTGCGGTGTACGATGTATAACCTGCACCGTTGGTGAGCTGATTATTGTTTGTGATATAGTTGGCGTTTGTCGCACCAGTATAACCCAAATCAGCAAGTGTTAGGGTACGAGTACCCATAGAAGTAATCACACCATCAGTGACATAAATATTATCAATGATCGTAGAACCAGAGGTATTGATGTCACTATCAGTACCAATAATAGTATTGTAGGTGCCTGATGCTTGCTTACCATCTAACGCAGACTGTAATCCATCTACGTTTGCAATGATGTGGTTGTGGCTATCGTCAGCAATAGTAGCAGTAATACTTACATTTCCTGATCCATCAAATGAACCAGATGTACCTGTAACATCACCCGTAAGACTAATAGTACGACCTGTTGCTAATGTAGTAGCTGTACTTGCATTACCACTAAGAGCAGCAGTAATCGTACCTGCACTAAAGTTACCTGATGCATCACGTGCTACAACTTTAGATGCTGTGTTATTTGGTGTAGCATCTACGCCAATTGTAAGAGCAGCACCTTCGGAACCTGCAGCACCACCTGTAATGTAGTTGCCTGAAGCTACAGACTGAACGTAGTTACCTGTAGTATCTGTGCTTAGTGCTACAGAGTTAGCAGCAATAGTAGTTGCAATAGATGCGTTACCTGAACCGTCTACGCCTGTGACACTACCAGTGACATCACCTGTCAAGCTGATAGTACGACCTGTTTCCCAAGCTGTTGCAGTAGCTGCATTGCCTGTTGTGTCTTGGTTACCTGTAGTGTTAACACCTGGTAGGTTAATACTTGCTGTACCATCAAATGATACAC